CTCTTAAGTACCGCGAAAATTCTTAATTATGATTACAAAAAGTAACGTTGGCTCTAGGCTAACAACGCTAAGTCCAACAGGCCAATTGCCATATCGGTAAACGTAAGTTCTCCTCCATCAGCCGCTATTAAGCCGACAGTGTCAAATGCAAAGTCTAACACGTCACCCGCTTTCGCAATGATGTCCCAAACAGCGGAGAAGTCCCAATCTGACGTGGCAGCAGACGCGCTGGAATGGCTAAATGACTCCGTCGCACGTGCTAATGATGCAGGTTCCTTCCCTGCGTTATAAGTAAGCAGGGGGAACTCGTGCACCAAGCCAGGTCGGGCCGTTTGCGGTATCCCACTTGGGACATTTCCATCGTGTCTGTCTAATCGCCAGATCATCTTTCCGTGAAAGGGTTCGTCAAAATGCATGCGAGTGGCGGTGACTGCATTGCCGGCTGTGGTAGCGACTGGCAAAACGTCATGCCTTATCCCAGCAGTCGAGTGGGTCCCACCATAGTACGTGGGTCCTGTAACACCCGACTGATGTGCGGAAGGGCTGTAGATCGGAGCATGTCCACCTATCGTACCGACCAGCCCCTGTGGCCCCACTGTTGTTATCAATGACTTGACGGATTGGCTTTGGGAGTTCGGAGTTGACAATGTAATGTCGTACTCAACAAACAAATCACCATAAGCGCCTGTCACGTCAGCGTCACCAATGTTGTACAATGAGACGTAGAGGGTAGCAAGGTCGGTTTGACGGAGATGTTCGCTGTTCAGCGTGGTTTTATGATGGGCCCGGACGTACCTCCGGGTTCCGGTATGTTTCTTAGGAACGTTCATGGAACAATTTGTCCATACGTTTCCTTTTACCGTCCCTTCTTTATTTAACATTTCTGCCAAAGAAAGGGGCGGGCCCAACTTGTCACCATGCGGATCATACTCGGGAGTAATGGCCACGGCGCCCTGGACGAACGCTGATACACTCGAAACGTAAGAAAATTTCAAAGCGTTGAATGTGTAGTGTTCGAACGAGGGGGCGATCTTGCTTAGCCACGGGAAGCATTCTCCATCCCCAGGATTGATTGCCATCGTCAAGGGGGTTTCATACTGCTGTCCTGTAGTAGTATAGATCTGGTAGCCAGAATTAAACCGAGTAATGCCAGCGATATACTCACGATGCTTAACGCGTATTCCACCCGTAGATTGGATAAATGTTGGCGTGTTCGCTCGCTGAGGGTTTGCCGTTCTGGTGTTGGTTCGGTTGGCTTGCTGTTTTCCATTAGCTCTTTTTCCGTTCATTTTGTTCATTTTCGTGATTATCCGGAAAATGTGGTAAGAATTTTGAATCACTGGGGCTGACCAAGACAGCCCCCACATTTCCCAAGGTCTTCATTTAGTTAAACCTGAGCACCACTACGTTGCTCACCGGTCTGAATTTGTCGTCTGTTGCCACGATTGCGGCGACGGTTCCTGCGCTGCTTCCCAGTCGTAGAGTTACTCTGCGAACTGAGGTTTCCAGCGGGTACGGTTTCAGCGTCAGAGTCGCTGGAATCTGCAGGTGTATGCACACCTGCGGAGTTCCAGCCCCTTCCACCTGTTCCATCTCCATCAGGTCCATGTCTTCCATCTGTATCATGATCAGATCGACCATCCTGTCCAGTGTTAACGTCGGTTTTCGGTTCATTCTCCAGTTTCTTCCCTGGTTTTAAGTCAGGTCGTGCAACATCTCCCTCTACCACCGCTTCATGCTTGGTCACCGGTTTATCGGGCTCACGTAGCAGTGGGGGGGAGAGACAGTCTTCTAAGCACTTGACGTTGGCCAACCACTCGCGAAATTCAGTCACGTTACACCCATTCAGTTGTTCATTCAATAGGACATTGAAATCTTCATGGAATGTGTTTGGGTATTGTTTGTCTTCGCTCCAGTCACTGCCCCATTTAACAATCATCTTGTGACTGCTAACTCCAGGCAAGGAACCGTGCAATTCCACAACTTTACTCGCAAACTCACCCAAAATTGGGGTGTTTTTGTCCATGAGGTAGTAAGCTCGAGACTTCTCCAATAACTTCTCGATTGGGGATACCCCTTGGATTTTTGTGGTGACATGATATTTGCTTAATTGGCGGGCGATGTCGGCGCATGATGTCGGGTTACCATTCCAAACCTCACACGAATAGTATCTTGACAGGAAGCAAACTCCCCTATTCCCACGCTCGATGACATCAGCGGTAAGCTTCAGTCCCAAACGCTTAGCACAAGACACGTACGCGTTTACATCAATGTCGGCCGTCAAACCGTCGTCTCCTCCATACAACCCCAACTTACCCCAGGCTTCTTCAGGACTCATGTACTCACCGTCTGACTTCTTCGTGCTTCTAAACGTAAAATAAGCCGTAAAAGCATTATCTATGGTGTTGAGCGCAGAAGTTTCAGGTGAGCCCGACCCTCTGGATGTACCGGAGTCGTATTTAACATGGAATCGGGTAAAGCCCGTTTTGTTGTATTGATCACCATGCAATTCCATCACTTCATCGCGGACAGAAGAGTGGAATGCTTTCGCCAGAACCATTTTCTCGAACTCTCTCATTAAGCCGGAGATGGTCCCGTCAAACTTACTAAAGTCAGATGGCACAGCGGTCTTAGCTTCCCCCAGCATAGCGCAGACTAGATCTGCTACGCTTGCAGGATCATGGGAAAAAGCATACCAATGGGCACTTTCTGATTCTTTAATGTAATCCGACAAAGCATAAATGTAAGCCGAATAACGTAGTTTGACGTTTCCGTCGATAGTGGTAATGTTGCGGGGTGGTGTCACTTTCACGTAGCTCTCCTTCTTTTGGAAGGACTTGAATAGCGGTATGACTCCCTCGTGGTTTGCCCTCTCAAGAATGGCTCGTTGCATGGGTCTGTTTTGTCTGTTCCCGACTTCCTCCAGGTCCACTGGTACTAAATCAGGGTCATCTGGAAATAGAAGTCCGACAAACTCATGCATAACCTGTTCAATGAAGGGGGTTAACACAAGGTCTTTAGGTTTCACATCCGTAATGCGGTGTTTCACACAAGCTTTATCGTTGCCTTCCGAACTGACCGGCACAAATGCTCCATGAATCATAGGCGACATAAAAGGCGCCATCGAATCAGGGGCTTCGGGGTCATGATCGTGTAGGTCGACATATTCATATCTCCGGACAGAGTCTTCTACTGGAAATACGATCGCTCGCGTTAATCCGCTTTTCTGGTGGAATTTGTATAACGGTGCGGCCTCGGCTCGTTTATCTGACAGATTCTCTCCACCAACGTACTGCATAGCAGCAGCTAACGTCAGTTTACTCGATGAAAATCGGCCAGTAGCCTCTAAAGCTTCGTCGTACGGTGCGCTCACGGTGGTGGATTTATAATGTCCTACTTCTCCTGTAGACACTTTCATTCCATCCTTGGTTTGCACATGCATTCTTAGGTATTCTCCAACCACGGGATCAAACCTCTCAACTTTAGGTCCTGCTAACACGAACTCCGCGAGCAGGCTACTGAAGCCAGTCCAGCGGCACGTCGGAGTTAACAGGACTAAGGAGTGGTGATCGTCAACACGTTTTCGATCAACATGATAGCAACAGGTTTTCACGGGGATGAAAAACCAGTACTTCGTAATCTTAACGGTGTCATGGTTGTAGTTCCAGATGTAATGCTTGTAGACAGCTCCGCCGGACACACTGTATTTTACCTTCGCATCAGACTCGAATGTAAAACTGTAGTCACCATCACTCTTCGCCACAGTTTGTGGGGTGAAAGTATACAATAGTGTTGGGAGGAAGTTCTTGGTGAGAAAATTTGGCATATCGATGTAATAGTCCACATCAATCATGGTCACCAGACACTTCTCATTGGGCCTGAATCCTGCAGGCCTGGCGAGAAGGTCCTTAGACCAATACCAACTTCTCGAACCTTTCCTTCCCTTCCGTTGGTCTGGAAGTGACTGTTGCACGTAATAGGCCGATAAACCAAGACGGGACGCAAGGCTGGTCGCAAAAATGGACGCTACAGAGCGTAACATTGCAGACTTGCCATGTGTATGGTTTTCAATCGGTTTCTTACGAGTAACTGGGAGGTCACTAAATGAGGATCGCATCAAGGTAGGTGTGAGGGAATACCTTGTTGCAGTAGCATGTAAAATACAGGAGGCCACATATCGAGCACCTCGTTCTACCAGGATGATCATCACCACTAACGCAATGACTGCTAAACACCCTGTCGCTACCCGCCAGGTCCATAATGTGTGATCTCGGACGACGGCGGCCTGCAAATTCGGAGTTGCACCACCAATCATCTTAACAAGATCCACACCTGACGTAATTTTCCTAATCACTTCTCCAGTTAAAGCTTTCTCAACATGCTCGCTAGGCATCGGATAATCAATCCGACACCCTGCGCCACGGAGGCAGCTAAAACCACGAAAAGCTTTCGCTTGCATGAGTCCGGTCCAAGCCAAACGCATACTCAACTGTTCCCTAATCAATTGGACAATTAACC